ATTGGGAAGATTTTCCCTGAAAATGGCTCGGCTAGGCACTATCAGGAATGAAACAAATTGAAATGGCTCAATTGGGAGAGATTGCCCGAGTCAGGGACGAATCGACTTACCGAGGTGTGGCAGAACCGCGAATTCACACAAAACTGAACAATTTACCCTCACTAGGCGAACAAATGATTAAATTTTGCGAGGAAATCGGCTTTGAGTTGATGCCTTGGCAGCAATGGCTTGCTCATCACAGCCTAAAACAGAAACCCGATGGCCGATGGGCTCACCCAGTAGTCACCTTGCTATGCGCTCGGCAACAAGGCAAATCAACCTTTATGGCGCTTCAAATCCTATTTAGGATCTATGTGTTAAAGGAGAAGCTTCAAGTTCATACTGCTCATAAGCTAACTACCTCAGCAGAGCTCTTTTATAAGATTTATGGAATTATTGAACAGAATCCAAGGCTAGCTGCTGAATTTACTAAGAAGCTGGAAAGTAAAGGATTTCAAGAGCTTCAATTTACTGAAGGTAGGCGATATATCGTCCGAGCCAACAACTCGGCTGGTAGAGGCATTGCAGCCCCTGAAACGATACACCTAGACGAAGCTCGAGAGTATAAAGATGAAGATGTTTGGTCAGCCTTGCGTTATACCCAAATGGCTAGTCCAAATCCTCAAATATGGGTTTATTCAAATGCTGGAGATCAACACAGCATCGTTCTAAATAAACTTAGGGAAAGAGCAATGGCTGCGATATTTGGTAGCAATGATGATATTGGTTGGTTTGAATGGTCAGCGCCTCAAGGAATCAAATTTGATAATTCCCCGGACTTCTGGCTAGGTGTCTGTCAAGCTAATCCGTCATTAGGTATAACAGTTCATCCAGATAATATCCGAGCCGTCTTGTCAGACCCCGAGGACATTGTGCGCACAGAAGTCTTATGCCAATGGGTGGATACCATAAACCCAGTTATCAATCCGTCTCAATGGGAGAGTTGCAAAGTTGAGGGACTTCGACTCAACCCTGAGGCAGATACTTGGCTGGCTATTGATCTAAGCCCTAGCAGAAAAGAAGGCGCGCTAGTTGCTAGCCAAAGAATTGAAGGCGATAGATTTCAAGTGATATTGCTTCAGACTTGGCATAACCCTGCAAATCTTGACGATAAAGCAATGGCGAATGATGTAGCAGAATGGGTCAGAAAGTATCCAGTCCAGCTGGTTGCTTATTCAGCCAAAACCGCGTCAGCGGTAGCAGCTAGATTAGCTCCTGCTGGTATTAGGGTTGAGCCAATAGATGGTCTTGATTATGCCCAAAGCTGCGATGAGTTACTGGGAGCTATCTCATCTCAGCGGTTAGCTCACTCGGGACAGGAAGAGCTGACCAAGCAATGCCTATCCGCCGTCAAGTTACCCTTTGGAGACGGCGGTTGGGTAATGGGTCGCAAAGTAAGCAATACGACAATCTGTGGAGCAATTGCTTCAGCCTTAGCAACACACTATGCAACGATGGCTGAAAGTAGCGTTGATATACAAATAATGTAAGTAGGCTGATTTACAATGTAAGTAATGGGTGCTATAAGAGATTTCCTATTTCCACAGGTGCAGACCGCTAAACCTACTAAGGTTTCAGATGTTGCAGCCGCGCTGACTCCCGTCCAGATTAGCGATTCAGTTTATAATATTCTTGGCGGTGCAACTAATAGCACTCGCCAATTAGCGATGAGCGTTCCATCCGTTGCTAGAGCTCGCAATATTATTTGCGGAACTATTGGCTCATTACCTCTCACAACTTTCAACCGCATAACTGGACAATATGTTGATCCACACAGAGTTATCAATCAGCCAGACCCAAGAGTTGCAGGATTTGTAATTTATAACTGGCTTGCTGAAGATATTTGGCTTTATGGTGCTGGTTATGGTCAAGTCTTGGAAATGTATTCATCAACAGATGGTGGTCGAGTAAGAGCCTGGACTCGCGTTAGTCCAGATAGAGTAACAGTTGATACAGATTTCCTAAATACTGAAATTACTGGATATAAAGTTGATGGCAAGTCAGTTCCGCTTCAAGGCGTTGGCTCAATCATAAGATTCGATGGTCCAGATGAGGGATTGCTACACAGAGCTGGCAAAACAATTGCAGCAGCAGTTTATCTGGAGAACGCAGCTGTAAATTATGCTAAAGAACCTGCTCCAACTATGGTTCTTAAATCAAATGGAACTAATTTAACTGCCGAAAGAATTTCAGCTTTATTGAGCGCTTGGAAAACTGCGCGTCAATCTCGCTCTACTGCATTTCTAAATGCTGATGTAAATCTTGAGCAATTTGGTTTTGATCCTAAATCATTGCAACTTGCGGAAGGCCGTCAATATGTAGCGCTTGAATTGGCAAGAGCTTGCGGCATCCCTGCCTACTTCTTGAGCGCCGAAGCGACTTCTATGACTTATTCAAACGCGGTGTCCGAGCGGCGCTCATTAGTTGATTTCTCACTTCGCCCAATCCTTAAAGCGATTGAGGAACGCTTATCATTACCGGACTTCGTTCCAAATCCAGTAATGGTGCGCTTTGCACTTGACGATTTCTTACGCGGTAACGCATTAGAGAGAGCTCAAGTTTATGAAATCCTAAACCGCATTGGCGCGATGAGCGTTGAGCAGATTCAGCGAGAAGAGGACCTAATACCAAATGAAGGTTAATATGCCAATGGCAGTTACCGCTGCCGACACAATTAAGAGAACAATTACTGGGACTATCGTTACTTGGAATGAGCAAGGCAATACCTCAGTAGGCCCAACAGTATTTGCAAAAGATTCTATTGAGATGAAGCCTGTGAAGCTTCTGCTTGAACACGACAGAACTAGACCCATTGGAAAGCTTGTAAGCCACTCTATTGAAAACGATAAAATTGTGGCTACATTTCGTATTGCCAATACTATGGCTGGAGAAGATGCCCTAATTGAGGCAACTGAAGGCTTGCGCGATGGATTTAGCGTTGGAGCCCAGATTAACGAATGGACAAACAACAAAGGCGTTATGCAGATTACTTCAGCAACCCTAGATGAAGTATCTCTAGTAACTGATCCTGCAATTGATTCTGCTCGCGTAAGCGAAGTAGCAGCATCAGAGAATGAAGCACCAAAAGAAGATTCTGATTTGGCAACCGCTGATTCAGACAAACCAACCGAAGGAGACCAAGTGTCTGACACTACCGCTCCTGCTCCTGCCGTTGAAGAAGCGGTAGAAGCAGCCAAAGTAGAAGCTGCAGCTCCAAAGCCAGCTTTCTACACAACTCCAAGACTTGAATTTACCAAGTCTAAATACCTAGAAATGAGCGTTCGCGCTGCTCTAGGCAATGACGATGCTCGCGCTTATGTTCGCGCAGCAGATGACACAACTAGCAACAACGCTGGTCTTGTCCCAACTCGCCAACTAACTGAGGTAATCAATCCTCTTTCAAATGCTGATCGTCCAGCAGTTGATTCAGTATCTCGCGGCGTTCTTCCAGATGCTGGAATGACCTTTGAGATTCCAAAGCTCACAGCAGTTCCAACAGTTGGAGAAGAAGCTGAAGAAGCAACAATCGATGAAACAGGGATGACCAGTGAATTTTTATCTGTGTCTGTAAAGAAATATGCGGGCGGTCAGGAATTTTCCGTAGAGCTCCTTGACAGAAGTTCTCCTGCTTTCTTTGATGAGTTAGTCCGTCAAATGGAATATGCCTATGCAAAGGCAACAGATGTCGCAGTAGTAGCTGGCTTAATTGCTGGTGGAACAGATGGCGGAAACCGCACTCTTGATGCAGCTGGACTTCTTGACTTCGTATCCGATGCTGGAGTTTCAATTTACTCCAACACTCTAGGATTCGCACAAAACATTATTGCTTCTCCTCAGCAATGGGGCGTAATCCAGAATCTTGCTGATGCTGGCCGTCCGATTTACCAGAACTTGATTGGCAATATGAATCAAGGTGGAAATCTCGGCACAGGTTCTGCAACTGGAAATCTACTTGGCTTGAACTTCCGCGTAGATCGCAATCTAACAACTGCTTCAGGCGTTGGCGATAACACAATTATCATCATCAATCCAGAGGCTTATACTTGGTATGAGTCAAGCCGTTTCCGCTTGGAGACTGCTCAGGTAGCAACTGGTCAAATCAAGGTTGCCTACTATGGTTATGGCGCACTAGCAACAAAGGTAGGCGCTGGCGCTTATCGTTGGATGGTTGCGTAGTCAATTCAAAATAGTGACGGCCAGTCCGCTCCCGAGCTGGCCGCTCACCTAACTGCTTGAAAGGATGACGAAATGCCTACAATAGTTACGGCCACCGAGCTTAGGACAATTCTTGGCGTTTCGTCATCCCTATATTCAGACGCCTATTTAGGCGACATAGTAGATGCCTCGGAGAATCTAGTTCTCCCAATGTTAGTTACTTTTCAGAGCAAAATTAACAAAGTGAAGCTAACAAATAATATTGCTTATTTTGAAACTGCAACAATTCAGGAATTTACAGAAGGCCAATCCGTAATTATTACTGGCTGCGGAGCTCCTTTTAATGGCACTCACACAGTAACCGATGACGAAATTTCAGATTATGTATTTACAGTCGCAATCACCAATGCAGACATATTGGAAAAAAATATTATCCCAGCAGGAAACGCTGCGCTATCTGGATTATCGACCTATGTCGGAAACCCCAATGCTGAAGCTGCTATTTTGGCTATCTCCGTTGAAATCTTCCAATCCAGAACCGCCGCTGGTGGATCAATCG